CCCCCGCTCGCGCGCCGTCAAAATTCGAGGCAAGGGGTTTTCCACATGCGAGGCCGTCCGCCAACGCCGGTGAAGGTGCTCAAACTCCGCGGGACGTACCGTCCCGACCGGCACGGGGGTGGTGCGCCCGACCCTGAGCCGAAGGCGCCGCCGTGTCCTGCCTGGTTCGGCGCCGATGCGCCGTGGGGGAAGATGGCACGGGCGGAGTATCGCCGGCTCTCTCGCGCGCTGGTCGCGATCGGCGTGCTCACCGAGGTTGACCGAGACACGCTCCTCGCCTACTGCGACGCGGTGGCGCGCTGGCGGCACTGGCGCGCGGAGCTGGCCCGGCGCGGATGGACGCAGATGACATCGACGGGCTACGAGGCGCCGCGGCCGGAAGTCTCGTATCTCAACCGAGCGTTGGAGGACATGCGCCGGTTCGGCGCTGCGCTCGGGTTGTCCCCGTCCGACCGCCGGCGCGTCGCGGCGAATCCGCCGAGTGGCAAACGAGACGACGCTGCGGACTTCCTGTTCGGGGGAGTGGCGGCGAAATGAGTACCCGGCCGATCGGGCTGCTGGAGCGGCTTGGTATCGAGCGGCAGGCGCGGGACCTGGAGCGCTGGNCGGCTCGGTCGCAGGCNGACTGCGACCCCGACGGGTACTGGTGGGACGAGGCTGCGGCCGGCCGGGTGGTCGAGTTTATCGAGCGTTTCTGTCGGCATCANAAAGGCGAGTGGGCGGGTCAGCCGTTCCGGCTGGAGCCGTGGCAGCGGGAGATCGTGCGGACGGTGTTCGGCTGGCGGCGAGCGGACGGTACCCGGCGGTTTCGGACGGCCTACGTCGAGGTGCCGCGGAAGAACGGGAAAACTGAGCTTGCCGCGGCCGTCGGGCTCTACTTGCTGGTCGCCGACGGCGAGGCGGGCGCGGAAGTATACAGTGCGGCCACCAAACGCGATCAGGCTCGAATCGTCCACAGTGCCGCGAAGCAGATGCTCCGGCGCTCGCCAGACCTCCGGCGGTTCGTGGAGGAGTATCGGGACAACCTGGTCGTGCCGGCGACGGCGTCGAAATTCGAGGCGCTCTCGTCCGAGAGCCACACACTCGACGGCCTCAACCCCCACGGGATCATCCTGGATGAGCTGCACGCGCACCGGGATCGGCACCTCCGGGACGTGCTCCTCACCGGGACGGGTGCGAGGCGCCAGCCGCTAGAGTGGGTCATTACGACGGCCGGGGTCTACGACCCGGCGTCCATCGGATGGGAGATGCACGACTACGCGGCGAACGTGCTCCAGGGCGTGTTCGAGGACGAGACGTTCTTTGCCTACATCGCAGCGGCGGACGAGGAGGATGATTGGCAGGACCCCGCGACGTGGGCGAAGGCGAACCCGAACCTCGGGGTGTCGGTCAAGCTGGAGTATCTGGAGGAATTGGCGGACCGGGCCGCGAAGTCGCCGTCGTTCCTCAACACGTTCTTGCGGTACCACCTGAATATCTGGACGCAACAACTGGAGCGGTGGATTCCGATCGAGGCGTGGGACCGGTGCGGTGGGCCGGTGGATGAAGGGGCGCTCATCGGCCGGCGGTGCTTCGGCGGACTCGACCTGTCGAGCACGATCGACATTACGGCGCTCGCGCTCGCGTTCCCGGCGGAGGATGGGAGCTACGATCTCGTCATGCGGTTCTGGGTGCCGGAGGACCGGCTGCACGAGCGGTCGGAGCGGGACCGAGTGCCGTACGATGCGTGGGCGCGAGATGGCTGGCTCCAGGTGACGCCGGGCAATGTCGTGGACTACGGCTTCATCCGCGAGGAGATCCACCGGCTGGCCGACCGGTACGAGATCGTCGAGCTGGCGTACGACCCCTGGAACGCCAGCAAGCTCGCGGTCGAGCTACTCGGCGACGGGGTGCCGATGGTGGAGTTCCGGCAGGGCTACGCCTCCATGAGCCCGGCGGCCAAGGAGTTCGAGCGGCTGGTGACGGCCGGGCTCCTGCGCCACGGTGGTCACCCGGTGCTCCGGTGGATGGCCAACAACGTGACCGTCCGCCAGGACCCCGCCGGCAACATCAAGCCGGACAAGGAGCGGTCGAAAGAGAAGATCGACGGTATCGTCGCGGCGATCATGGCAATCGGCCGGGCGTCGGTACATGACGAGATCCTGAGCCCCTACGCGGCCGGTGAGGGCCTTTTCTTCCTGGGGTGACATGGAGAAGCGAAAGACCTGGTGGCAGGATCCGGAGACGTTGCAGGACCTCCATGCCTACGGTGGCATCCTGCTCGCGGGCGCGGGGCTCGCCCTGATCTACGTCCCCGCGGCGCTGGTCGCCGTGGGCGCGGCCCTTTTCTACTTGGCGGTACGGAGGCCGTGACGATGGGCATCCTGGCGACGCTGGAGCGGAGGAGTCTCGAGAATCCCGCCGTCCCGCTCTCGCGGGCCGCATTCCTCGCGGACCTGATCGGAGAGCCGACGGAAGCGGGCGTGCGAATGACGCCCGAGAAGGCGCTGACGATCTCGGCCGTCTGGCGCGCGGTTAGCGTGATCGCGAACTCGGTCGCCACGACGCCGCTCATCCTGTACGAGCGGCTGGAGCGGGGCAAGCGGCGCGCGACGGAGCAGCGGCTTTACAGGATCCTCCACGACCAGCCGAACCCCGAGATCACCGCGTTCACATTCAAGCAGACGCTGCAAGCCCATGTGCTACTGTGGGGCAACGCCTACGCGGAGATCGAGTACGACGGCGCCGGGCGGGTTGTGGCGCTCTGGCCGCTACTGCCGCACGAGACGCGGGTCGAGCGGAGGGACGGGGAGAAGGTCTATATCACGCACGTCGATGGCAGACCGGTCGTGCTCCCGGCGTGGCGGGTCTTCCACGTGCCGGGCCTGGGCTACGACGGACTCATGGGTTACTCGGTCGTCCGCATGGCGCGGGAATCGCTCGGCCACACGGCGGCCGTCGAGCGGTTCGGCGCGTCGTGGTTCGGACGCGGGAGCAGGCCGAGCGGCGTGCTCACTTATGAGGGCACGCTCACCCGCGAGCAGCGGGAGCGTCTCCGGGAGGAGTGGCAGGCGGTCTACGGCGGGCTCAGCAACGCGCATCGGGTTGCGATCCTTGAAGCCTCGCTCAAATGGCAGCAGATCGGGCTCCCGCCCGAGGATGCGCAGTTCCTGCAGACCAGGGAATTCCAGGTCCGCGAGGTGGCGCGGTGGTTCGGCGTGCCTCCGCACAAGATCGGGGACCTGAGAGATGCCCATCACAGCAACATCGAGCAGCAGTCCATCGACTACCTGACGGACTCGCTCCTGCCATGGTTCGTCGCGTGGGAGCAGGCTGTCAACGCGACGCTCCTCAGCGTCCAGCAGCAGGGGCGGTATTTCGCGGAGTTCCTGCAGGAGGTCGTGCTCCGGGGCGACAGCGCGGCGCGGGGCGCGTTCTACCAGCGGCTCTGGCAGATCGGCGCCTTGTCGATCAACGAGATCCGCGAGCGCGAGAACCTGAACCCCGTGGACGGCGGGGACGTGTATCTCGTGCCGGTGAACATGATGCCCCTGGAAGCTGCGCTCCGGATGGCGGCGGAACCGCCGGATGCGCCCGGGCCGCCCGAGCCTCCGGTCGGCCAGAGCGTGCAGGACGGCCGCGCGGTGCTCGCCCGCTCCAGGCTCCGCCGGCAGTATGAGAGGCTGCTGGAGGACGCGGCCGGCCGCGCCCTCGCCCGGGAGGTCAATGCAGCGCGCCGCGCCGTCGGCCGGGGGCGGGAGGAGCTCGCACGCTGGCTCTCCGGCGAATTCGGCGATGAGCAGAGGGAATTTTGGCGGCGGGTGACAGCGGCGTCCGTGACAGCCTACGCCGAGGCGGTGCGGGACCTGATCCTGGACGAGCTGGGCCGGACGGAGGACGAGCCGCCGGACGTGTCGCGGGCCGTCGAGCAGTACCTACGCGGGCTCGCCGCGCGGGAGGTGGCGGCGTCGTCGGAGGCCTACGCGGCCGCGCTCCAGGACGGCGGGTCGGATGCCGTCGCCCGGATGCTGGACGCATGGGAGCGGGGCCGGCCGGCCGAGGTCGCGCGCCGGGAGGCGCGTCGTATCATCGGCGCGATCTCGCTCGAGGTGTACCGCGCGCTCGGGGTGCCGAGCGTCCGCTGGGTGGCCGTGGACGATAGCGCCGCGTGCCAGGCGCTCCATGGCCGTGCGGTTCCTATCGGTGAGCCATTCACGGATGGTGTCCGCCACCCGCCAGCCGGCGACGGGTGCGATTGTATACTGCTACCTGCGTGGAGGTGACGATGGCCGAGAGAGAGGTCAGGACGCTCGCCGTCCGGCCGGAGGTGCGAGCGGATGGCGATGGCGGCCGTCCACGGATCGTGGGGACCGCGATCGTGTTCGGGGAGCCGTCCGAGGATCTCGGGGGGTTCCGCGAGATCATCGAGCCGGGTGCGCTGACCGAGGCCCTGGAGCGGTCGGACGTTCGCGTGTTGTTCAACCACAACCCCGACCTGATTCTGGGCCGTGTTCGGGCCGGCACCGCGCGGCTCCGGCTGACGGATCGGGGGCTGGAGTACGAGGTGGACGTGCCGGATACGACCGTGGGCCGGGACGTGCTGGAGTCGGTCCGGCGTGGCGACGTGACGGGCAACTCGTTCTCGTTCACCGTCGCGGAAGACGAGATGGAGCGGCAGGCGGACGGCACGACACTCCGGCGGGTCAAACGGATCGCGGAGATCTACGACATCGGCCCCGTGGTGTACCCGGCTTACCCGCAGACGGTGGTCAGCGCGCGGGCGCTGGAGGCGGCGCGTCGGGAGGCGGAGGAGCGGCCGGTGGAGCAGGCGCCAGCCGCGCCCGACCTCCGCGCGCTCCGCCACGAGCTGGTCCGGGCGACCATTGATTGACCCCTTGCGCTGTCAGACCGGCGCATTAAATTAGGGGTAGCATCGAGTGGCGTGGCCGTCGCGCCCGACGGGGCTGGGCGCCGACGCGCATCCGGCGATGGCCACGTGACGAGGACACCGCGTCCAGCCGAGTTCTGGCGCAGGGCCTCAGATTCCCATGGACTTCAGTCATGGGGTCGGAGGTCTTGCGCCTTTTTTCGCGCCCTCCGGCCCGCCAACAACGGAGGGACGAATGCCCGCACTACTCACCGCGCGCGAGTTGCGAGAGAAGCGCGCCAACCTGTTCCAGCAGGCCGACGAAATCTTGACCCGGGCCCGTCAGGAGGGCCGGGAGCTCACCAGCGAGGAACGCGAGCAGTTCGACCGTCTCCACGCCGAGATTGATCGACTGGGCGAGGAGGCCCGCCGGATTGAGCGGCACGAGGAGCTCCAGCGGGAGCTGGAGGAGAGTCGCGGCGTCATCGCCGGTCGGCAGGACCAGCGCGGCGGCGAGGATCGCGCCGGTCCGCAGAACGACGCTGAGGAGGAGGAGCGTGCGTTCCGCGCCTGGCTCCGAGGCGGCGTCGCGGCCCTCACGCCCGAGCAGCGCGCGATCATGGAGCGGCGCTCGGAGATGGTGCCGAGGGAGCTGCGCGCGCTCTCCACGGGGACCGGCACGGCCGGTGGCTATACCGTCCCGCAGGGCTTCGAGCGGCGGTTGGAGGAGGCGCTGCTCGCCTATGGCGGGATGCTGGAGGCCGCCGAGGTGATCGCCACGGATACCGGCGCCCCGCTCGTCTGGCCGACGGCGAACGACACGACGAACACGGGCGAGCTGGTGGCCGAGAATACGGCCGTGAGCGGTGACACAGGGGCAAACGACCCGAGCTTCGGGCAGGTCGTGTTCGGGGCGTACATGTACAGCTCCCGGATTGTCCTGGTGCCCGTGCAGCTCCTCCAGGACAACGCGGTGGACCTGGAGGGCCGCCTGGCGTCGTGGCTCGGCACGCGGATCGGCCGGATCATCAACAACCACTTCACCGTGGGGACCGGGACGGGCCAGCCGCGCGGTGTCGTGACGGCCGCGGCGCTGGGCGTCACCGCCTCCGCCAACAACGCGATCACCTACGAGGAACTGATCGACCTGGAGCACTCGGTCGATCCAGAGCATCGCCGCGCGCCGGGCGTGCGGTGGATGTTCCACGACAGCACACTCCGCCAGATCAAGCGCCTCAAGGACAACGACGGCCGGCCCATCTGGCTGCCGGGGATCGCGGTCAACGCGCCGGACACGATCCTGGGCTACCGGTACATCGTGAACCAGGACGTGCCGCAGATCGGTCCGGGGGCCAAGGCCGTGCTGTTCGGCGACTTCCAGAAGTACAAGATCCGCGTGGCTCGGGGCGTGACGCTCCTCCGTCTGACGGAGCGGTACGCGGAGAAGCTGCAGGTGGGCTTCCTGGCGTTCGCCCGCTACGACGGGAATCTCGTGGACGCCGGCAGCAACCCGATCAAGTACCTCCAGATGGCCGCCTGATGCGGCGATGGCCCGGGGCTGATTGGCCCCGGGCCGCTCGGAGGATGATGCGATGCCCAAGGCGAAAGTGATTCGGGGCGGCTGGTCGTGGCGCGGCGTCGTCTGGCAGGCGGGCGACGCCGTGGAGGCCTCCAATGCGCAGATCGAGGCGTGGGCGGCCGACGGCTACGTCGAGCGGATCCCGGATGAGCAGCCGGCAGCAGCGCCAGTGAAGAAGAGCAAGAAGCAGTGATCGACCTTGCCACACTCAAGGGCTGGCTGGGGATCCCGGCCGAGGACACGCAGTACGACGCGCTCCTCACGGACCTGGAGGCGCGCGCCGTCGAGTGGGTCGAGCGCCAGACGGGACGGTACTTCGGCCCACCGGCCGAGACGACGGAGATCCTCCGGGGCACGGGCGCACGGCGCCTGTGGCTCGCCGAGCCGCCCGTCTCGGTTGCCGAGGTCACCGAGGTCGCCTACCCCGGCGGCACCGAGACGGTGATCGATCCGGACGGATACGAGATCCGGACGGGCGGCAACGAGGGCTGGCTCGTCCGCAAGGGCGGCGTCTGGTGGCCGGACTACGAGTACCGCGTGCGCTACACGCGGGGCTACCCGGCCGGGCAGGAGCCGGCCGACATCCGGCAGCTCGTCCTCGATCTCGTGGCGCTCCGGTGGAGCCTCCGCGGTAAGGACGGACTCCAGAGCGAGTCGATTGGCGGCTACAGCTACACGCGCTCCGCGTTCCACATCGCGGATGATGGCGACCTGAAGTCGATCCCCGGCGCGTTGCGAACGATCCAGGCCTGGCGGAGGAACGTGTGAGACTCCTCTGGAATCACACGGCGCGGCTCTACCGGGCGACGGCGCTCAGGGACGGATTCGGCGAGCCCGTGGAAGCCTGGCTGCCGGCAGGGCCGGAGCCTACCGGCCCGAACGCTCGGCCCGACGCGGCCTGGTCAGGCCGGCTCGCGGACCAGGGCGCGGGCGAGGAGCAGGCGGCGGCGCGGCGCTGGTACCTGGACGCCTCCGTGGGTGACGTGCAGGAGCGCGACGTCCTGGACGTCACGG